CTTCAACATCTTCTGTTTTAATGTTCGCAGCTGGGGCTATTACTCCTAAATCTACAACTAGTAAAATATTAGTTGAAATTAAACTAAATGGTATGTATATAGCTGGAGGTACTGCAAAATACTTCCACATAAACATATACAGAGGGGCAACCTCTATAAAACTATGTACTACAACGGCAGGATATCTATCCGCCGGTGATGAACCAAGTTATGGAGTATATACAAATTCTTTTTCAGTTCTTGATTCACCTTCTACAACAAGTGCTATAACTTATGGTGTGTATTGGAAAGTGTCTTCTGGCACTGGTACTATAAACAACTACAATGCTGGTAATACGTCTAGCAACTCTTCAATTACAGTTATGGAGATCGCACAATGACCAGTATAATTAAAGTCGATCAGATACAGACTGCGGCTGGTGCTGCACCAACGGCGATTAGCCTCGGATTAAATACTACTGGCGCGGTTTTAGGAGTTGCACAAACAACTGCGACAGCAAAAACTGCGATGAGCAATGCAAACGTAAAGGTGATGGAAGTTTCTCTTACATCCCAGCAAGCTTCAAGTAATTTTTTAGTAGAAGTTGTTACAAGTATTGCCGGCCGGGTTGGTGGAGGCAATGTGGATGCTGATATTGCTTTAGGATGCGGCTGGAGAGCTGGAGCAAGTAGCGCTACTGCTAACGATTATAGTGGATTGGGTTATGGCTTTACTAGACACAACGCCGGTCCTACTACCGGGTCATGGTATTCAGAAGACGCATCTTATCATGGCGGAACATATAGTCGTTATATGGCACGGCCGTTTTCGTTTAAGAAATTGTTTTCCCCCGCTGTAGCTGCTGGCACTGTACTTTATGTTTCCTACTGGGCTGCATCAGATAGTGCATTAACTATCGGAGGTAATGATGGCATTAACTTTAGTGACTGCGGCATGATGCAAAGTATAACATTAACAGAAATCGCAGGATAACAAGGAAAATAAAATGACAGACATAGCAACAGCACTAACAGAATTAGGTATTACGGAGTTTGTACTTCGTGGTGAGCCAACTGATAAATCATCATTCCGCAATAGTTTTCGTCGTATCATTGGATCAAGCGATGGAAATGGTATTGAGTCTCATGATGAAGCCAATTGGGGAGCAACATGGGAAGTAATTGCCGCAAAGCGCGATGAACTCGTTGCCGCTCAACCTCTACGTTTACTCAGGGAAGAACGTGATCGTCGGATGACAGTTACTGACTGGTGGGCAAGTTCCGATCGTACAATGACAAGTGCACAAAGAACATACCGTCAAGCGTTACGGGATATTACTTCTTCTGCAACTTCTTTAGATGATGTTACCTGGCCAACTAAACCCTAGTTTTTAAAACATATAAATAGTCTTATAGAAATCAAATATCTGTAGGACTATTTTTTATGGCAGCTCCAAACACAAGACAGACACTCATTGACTACTGTCTCCGCAAACTCGGAGCACCTGTCCTTGAGATAAACGTTGATGAGGATCAAATATCAGATCGAGTCGACGAAGCAATTCAATTCTATCAAGAGTATCACTCTGATGCGATCTACAAAGTATATCATAAACATCAGATAACTACTGCTGATATTACTAACGAGTACATCACTCTACCTGATGCTGTTCTATCAGTTCAGCGTATCTTCCCATTGTTTGAAGGTAACTCAAGTGGCAATATGTTCTCTGCAAAATACCAAATGCGTCTCAATGATATGCAGACACTTGGCTTTTCTGGTAACCTTGCAAACTATGCACAGACTCAATCATATCTAACCACGATGAATATGTTATTCAGCGGACCAGAACATGTACGCTTTACACGACATATGAATCGTTTACATCTTGATGTTGATTGGGCAACTGACATAACATTAAATGATTACATTGTGGTAGACGCATATCGCACAGTCGATCCTACTGCTAACGTTGAAGTATTTAATGACATGCTTCTAAAGCGCTATACTACTGCTTTAATTAAACAACAATGGGGTGCAAACTTAATAAAGTTTGAAGGCATGCAACTTCCCGGTGGTGTGAGTCTTAATGGACGTCAAATATATGATGACGGAACTGCTGAGATTGCCGCTATCGAAGAAGATATGCAGCTTAAGTACGAGATGCCTCCTGAATTTTACGTGGGATAAATCATGCCAACTAATGTATTCTTTTCACCAAAAGTAGCAACTGAACAGTTTCTGTACGAGGACATCATTATTGAGTCCATCAAGATGTATGGACAGGATGTATTCTATCTTCCACGCAAGATAATGCAACGTGACTTTATTCTCGGAGAAGATACCGAGAGCCAATTTAATACAGCAAACACCATCGAAATGTACATAGAGAATACCGAAGGATTTGAGGGTGAAGGTAATATCTTTGCTAAGTTCGGTATGGAGATACGTGATGAAGTAACATTTGTCGTCGCTCGTAGATCATGGGACAGGCTCGTAGGTTTACAAAACTCAGACATAAACATAATCAGACCTATGGAAGGCGATTTAATATATCTTCCTCTGTCTAAATCATTTTTTGAGATTAGTTTCATTGAGCATGAAGCACCGTTTTATCAACTAAGTAATCTTCCTGTATATAAACTACAAGCACGGATGTTTGAATTCAGTGACGAAGAGTTTAATACTGGTATTGCGGATGTTGATGCAATAGAGACTAAGTTCGGATATCAAGAAACGTTTGAATATAGCGTAGTATCTGGAACGTTTACTGCAGGCGAAAGAATAAAGTGTATCATATCTCCACTTGTATCACAAACAGGAACAGCAACGGCTAGCTTCGGTTCTGGCCGAGGTATTGGTCGTTTAACTTCAATTGCAGTAACTACCGCAGGCTCTGGACATGTCAGCACCGGGGTAACGGTACTAGCACACACGTCTGCAGATAAAACATTAGAAGGCGTTTTATCTAATGCGACTATCACTCAGAGTCAATATAAGTTTCCTGATTGGTCAGTCAATTGTTCGGATTCAGCCAAATACCACCACACTGATTTAAACAATGATCAGACTAATGGTACTGTTGAATTCTTCTTTAAGACGAAAGCTGCTACAACTTATGCGGGAACTATCGCACAGTTCGGTGACTTTAGAGTTGAATTAGCTGGCGATCAAGTTATATGTCGTGAAAATGCTAGTACGGTATCATCGGCAACATATAATAATGCTGACTGGAATCATGTAAAGATCGCAGTAGATATTACAGCAGCTAAAGTACAGATATTCGTTAATGGAACAAGACTTTCTGATAATTCGGCATCAGGTACAACTAACTTAATAGGAGCTGGTGGCCATCATGTATCAACTAAGCAGATACAACTTAAAGGTGTTAACTCAACAGCTAATACTATTGCAACAAACGGAGTCTATTTCGATAACCTAGCGGTTAATACAACTAGTATTGCTCAATCTACTACAATAACTGTTCCGACGGGGGCAACAACTCTTGACGTAATAAACGATGGGTTTGCTCCAATTCAAGCTACGGCAACTGCCACAAAGAATGCAGCAGGAGGTATCACAGCAGTGACACTAGTTAATAGTGGAAGATTCTATGCGTCTCTTCCAACGGTAACTATCGCTACGTCTCCTAAAGCAGATGTTGCTGAAGTTAATATCTCAGCATCGGTCGTGGGTGCACCTACCGGATCTGGATCTACTAAGACCTTAACTATCGATCAAATAGAAACATCAGATGGAAAGTATCATCAGTTTGTTGTAACCAATTCTATTGTCGGTGCTACTTCATCTGCGACTGGTACGATCAGTAAGATTTACGATGTTGCAACTGCTGCAACTGATAGTACATTCTTAAATGATCCATCAGCGCGTAACTTTAACTTCGAGGATGAGGCTGATGACATTATTGACTTCTCTGAAAACAATCCATTTGGCGATGCAACATAATGAGGAATTATAATGTTCGGTAATCACTTTTATCACGCTGCTATACGTAGATCTGTAGCTGTATTCGGTACACTCTTTAATGACATTAGTGTACTGCGTGCAGGAAACGATGGCACTGCACGAAATATCATTAAGGTTCCATTAGCATATGGACCTAAGCAGAAATTCCTAGCACGTCTGGATCAGCAAAGAGATCTAGATGATCCTAAAATTGCATTAAAACTGCCACGCATGTCGTTTGAATTGTCGGCATTAACATATAACCCTAACGTCAAATTACAAAAGGGTATTCGTCAAAGCTTTCCAGATCCTTTAGATGGCAATAAAAAGAAAACAGTGCTTGGTCCAGTTGGATACAACCTAGGAGTACAGTTAAACATCATGGCAAAGAATCAGGATGATGCTCTTCAGATACTAGAGCAAATCCTTCCATTCTTTCAGCCAGACTATACTGTATCAATTAAAGAAGTCGAAAATAACTTTAAATCAGATCAACCATTTGTATTGCAATCTGTTTCATTACAAGATGATTATGAGGGTGACGCAACTACCCGACGAGTCATTATATATACATTAGATTTTGAAACAAAGGTTAATTTCTACGGCGGTATCGGTTCACAAGGACTTATTAAAAGCGTTGTCGTTGATTATAATAATGACGTTAAAATAAGTGGTAAGCCTATTGAAAGACAAAAGGTTATTGTTAATCCGGCTACGGCTGCTGAGGCTGAAGTACATACTATAGTGGAAACTATATTTAGACCAGACAATCCAGATCAAAATATCTTTACGATATCTAGTATAGCTGGTGGAACAACATTTACTGTAGGGGAAACTATTACTGCTAATACAAGTGGAGCAACCGGAGTATTAGTTTCTGTTGTTGGTACTAAGATGACAATCAAAACCGTTAACGGAATATTCGATCTTAGCGATACGGTCGCAGGTGCAACATCATCAGTGACAGCCGCTATAGATACAATTGAAGAGATTTGGAATGTATAATGAGCGATGTAAATGATGACTATGCCTATGCTAGAGCAAAATATTACAACCTAGCAGAAAAAGGCGATGAAGCAATTGAGTTGATGCTGGAACTTGCACGAGATTCTGAACATCCAAGGGCATTCGAAGTATTGTCTAACATGATGAAACAGAACGCTGAGATTGCAGATCGTCTGATGGAATTACAGAAGAAGAAAAAAGAAGTCGAAAAGGTAGATAAGGATACACCTTTACTACCAGGCGGCATGACACAAAATAATGTCTTCGTCGGATCGACTGCTGATCTTCAACGTAAACTATTAGATAAAATAAAGGTCATTGATGGCGAATCCCCAAAGTAACGAACTAAGCTATCTTGGTAACCATAACGTTAAACGCGATGGGGTTCAAGAAGCTTGGTCACAAGAACAAATAACAGAGTATACCCGGTGCCTTAAGGATCCTGTATACTTTGCAAAAAAACATCTTAAGGTAATACATCTTGATAAAGGACTTGTTCCTTTCGACTTGTATCCATATCAAGAAGATATGTTCCATCACTTTAACAATCACCGATTTACTATTGTACTTGCTTGTCGCCAATCAGGAAAGTCAATTTCGTCGGTTGGTTATTTGCTATGGTATGCACTGTTTCATCCTGAACAGACCATTGCGATACTAGCAAACAAGGGTGCAACTGCACGTGAGATGCTTGCTCGTATTACGCTAATGCTTGAGAACTTACCTTTCTTTCTGCAACCAGGGTGTAAAGCATTAAACAAAGGTTCAATTGAGTTTTCTAATAATTCTAGGATCATCGCTGCTGCTACTAGCGGATCATCCATTCGAGGCATGTCTGTCAATCTCTTATTCCTCGACGAGTTTGCATTCGTGGAGAACGCAACAGAGTTTTATACATCAACCTATCCGGTTGTGTCGTCTGGTAAATCCACAAAGGTAATTATTACTTCTACTGCAAATGGCTTAGGTAACATATACCACAAGTTGTGGGAAGGCTCTGTACAGAACACTAATGACTATAAGCATTTCCGTGTAGACTGGTGGGACGTACCTGGTCGTGACGAAGAATGGAAAAAGCAAACTATTGCTAACACATCCGAGTTACAATTTAATCAGGAGTTTGGTAATACGTTCCACGGAACTGGTAATACGCTCATATCAGGCGATCACCTATTAAGTCTCCAGGCACAACAACCGATATTCACACAGAATAACGTTAAGGTATACACTAAGCCAGAAGCAGATCACACGTACATGATGTTCGTAGACGTTGCCAAAGGCCGTGGCATGGATTACTCTACTTTTAATGTTATAGATATAAGTGTACAGCCCTTCCAACAGGTAGCAGTATACAGAGACAATATGATATCTCCACTATTATTTCCTGATATTATATACAAGTATGCACGGAATTTTAATGAGGCATATGTAGTTATTGAATCCAACGATCAGGGTTCAGTTGTTTGTAATGGTCTATACTACGATTTGGAATACGAAAATGTATTCGTTGAATCTATGATAAAGGCTAACTCGATCGGTTGCACTATGACTAAGAAAGTCAAGCGCATCGGTTGTTCTAATATTAAGGACTTAGTAGAACAGCACAAATTAAACATTGTTGACCAAGATACAATTATTGAAATGTCGACGTTTGTAGCCAAGGGAACCTCATATGAAGCATCAGATGGAAATCATGATGATTTAATGATGAACCTGGTTATGTTCGGCTGGTTTGCTGCCACACCATTCTTTGGTGAGATGACAGATATTGATATGAAAAGTATGCTGTATGCTGAACAACAAAGAATGATAGAAGACGACGTGGTACCATTTGGTGTTTTTGATGATGGCATTGTAGAAGAAGCAGTCAGTGAGCGGATAGGTGGAGACACTTGGTTCACTCAAAAGGATGTATTCTTCTAAATCGCTTTATTTATAAATAATCATAGTGAAAAACGTCTTATAATGAAAACTTATTAATTCTCAATGAAGGGGAAATATACATGGCATTTCAAGTCTCACCTGGTGTCCAGGTCCAAGAAGTCGACTTGACCAATGTTGTTCCTGCTGTATCTACTTCAATCGGAGCTATTGCTGGTGCATTCCAGTGGGGTCCCGTTGATGAGGTCACTACAGTCGGTTCAGAGCAACAATTGGTTAATATTTTCGGCAAACCGGATTACGACACTTCAAAGTACTTTTATCCTGCTGCACAGTTCTTGCAGTATGGTAACTCATTGCGCGTCGTACGTGCAGTCACAGGCAACCTAAACGCTACTACTTCTGGTACTGCGTTTTTAGTTAAGAATGACGATCATTATGCAACTGTAACACCTGGTGCTACAGATACATTTATCGCTCGTTTTCCAGGAGTTTTAGGTAACTCTTTACAAGTCTCAATATGTCCGGCAGATGCAACAGCGTTTAACGGATGGGCATACAAGTCTAGCTTCGATT